ATTGCAGCAGGACTTAACCCTGCATTTGATGTTGCAGCAGTTCGTATTGGCGAAGAAAAAGATAGACCTACGCCTGCTTCTACTGTTACTCCAACCACTGTAACATCTACTGCAGCAGTTACTGCAGTAACAACTGCAGCAGTAACTGCAGTAAGTACAGCAGCAGTTACAGCAGCAGTAACAGCGGTAGCAACAGCAGCGGTAACGGCAGTAAGTACCGCAGCCGTAACAGCAGTAGCGACAGCAGCAGTAACTGCAGCAGTAACTGCAGCGACTACTGTTGCAGCAACCGCAGCAGTAACGGCAGCAGCAACTGTCGCAGCAACAGCAGCCGTTACAGCAACAGTAACTGCAGCAGTAACTGCAGTATCCACGGCAGCGGTAACTGCAGTATCTACTGCAGCGGTGACAGCAGCAGTCAGTATTGTTGATAGTCAGTATCTTGGCACTGGGGCTAGTAGAGTATTAAGAACTTATTACAGCAATGGAACTTTTACGGACACTGCTGCTCCAGAACTTGTAAAGGGCGGAGCATCAGAACAAGATGCTGCTACTTTAGAATTACTTAAACAGTTACAGGCTCAAAATGCCGCTCTTATGGCGCAGATGGCTGCAGCGCAACAACAGGCTCAAGCCGATGCTAAGGCAGCAGCCGAAGCAGCCGCTAAAGAAAAACGTGAGAGTGCTATTGCTGTTCTTACTAATAGATTTACTAGATATGGTTTGGCTAGTCTTGTACCAAAAATTAGAGAACTTGCCACTAAAGGTGCTAGCCAAGATACTATTACTTTAGAACTTCAAGAAACCGACGAATATCAAGAAAGATTTAAGGCTAATAAAGACCGTATTAAGAAGGGTCTATCTGTCCTTGACCCAGGTGAGTACCTAGGACTTGAAGATAGTTATCGTCAAATTCTTAGAGCCTATGGCTTAAGACAGTTTGATACCGATACTTATGTTAGCCAGTTTATTTCTAATGATGTGTCTACTGCTGAGTTATCTAGCCGTGTACAACTAGCAGTTCAGAGGGTAAAAAATGCTGACCCAGCAACCTTGGATATGCTAAATAAATATTACAAGATTGGTGAGACTGACCTTGTTGCCTATGCTCTTGACCCAGAGACTCAGTTCCAGAAGTTTGAGCGTCAAGTTGCAGCAGCAGAAATTGGCGCAGCAGCAGAACTACAGGGAATTAAACCTGGAGTCGCAGTTGCAGAACAACTTGCAGCACAAGGTGTTACCCAAGCAGAAGCCCGTAAAGGTTATTCAACCATTGCGGACATTCTGCCTACATCCGAAAAACTTAGCCAGATTTATGGCAATGTCCTAGAAGGTTATGGTTTAGCAGAAGCAGAACAAGAAGTATTTAATAGTTTAGCCTCTGCACAGCGTAAGAGACGCAAATTAACCGAGCGTGAAATTGCAGCCTTTAGTGGTCAGTCTGGTACTGGCAGAACTTCTTTGACGCAACAAACTGGCGGAACAATCTAGATTCCCGACGTGGACCAACCAGCCCCACGCGGTGTACAAGACTGGTAGCAAGAGCCAGCCTACTTACCCCTGAGTAGAACTGTGGCTTGCGACTAACTAACGATAGAAAGGGTGGTTGCTATGAGCAACAACTACTGGGATGACGAAGACGACGAGCAAGATGTACCTGACCATCAGTTGAGTGGTGATGACTTAGTTAAGAAACTAAGAAAAGCCAAGCGTGCTGATGAGAAGCGCATCAAAGAACTTTCCGAACAACTTGAGGATTTCCTTAAGGAGAAGAAAGAAAAGACCGTTGCAGAAGTCCTAGCAAAAAAGGGAGTAAACGCTAAGGCTGCTCGCCTTATCTTGAAAGATGTGCAAGATGCCACTGAGGAGTCTATTGACTCTTGGCTCCAGGAAAATGGAGATTTAATCGGCTATCAGCCACAGGCTCAAGAAAAGGAAACAAAGCAGAATCTTGCGGCGCTACGCCAGCAAGACATTATTACCCAAGGCGGAATTGCTCCAGATAAAGCCGTAGACCTAGAGCGACAATTAGAAAATGTTGACTCTATGGATGATTTAATGAATCTTCTACGCAATTCCTAATCCGTTCATAGTCACTTGGAGGTGACGCAAACAAATGCCTAATGCATACACAGACACAGGCTCTACCTCTTTAGGTGGAACCACTGGTGGTGCAGGTCTAGTACAAAAGGCGTATGACCGTCTTCTAGAGTTTGCTCTCCGTTCAGAACCACTACTTCGTTCTGTCGCAGACAAGCGCCCTGCCCGTCAGGCTTTCCCAGGCTCAACCGTTGTTCTACAACGCTATGTTGACCTTGACCAAAAGACCTCTACTCTATCTGAAACAGTTGACCCAGATGCAGTAGCGCTCTCAACACCAACATCAGTTACCATTACTCTTAACGAGTACGGTAATGCTGTTCTTGTAACCCGTGCTCTTGAGTTGTTCTCACTTGCAGATGTAGACCCAGCAATTGCAAATATCATTGCATACAACCTTGCTGACTCTATTGATGCAGTTGTATCTACAACTCTTGTTGGCGGAACAAACGTAATTTATGGTGGTGCTCGTACTTCTACAGCAACCATCACTGCATCTGACACGATTGACTCAGCAGACATCCGTAAGGCTGTTGCTAAGTTGCGTGCTAACAAAGCCAAGGCTCGCCGTGGCTCATACTACTGGTGCGGTATCCACCCAGAAGTTTCACACGACCTCCGTGCAGAGTCAGGAAACCTCGGCTGGAACTTCGTTCACGCACAAACTCCTGGCAATGTTGACAAGATTTGGGCTGGCGAAATCGGAGATTACGAAGGCGCGTTCTTCGTTGAGTCTTCACGCATTCCATCTGCTAAGGATGGCGCAGACCAGACTGCTCTTGCTACAACCGCTGTAACCGTTGCAGGTACATCAGCAGGCTTTACCTTTGGTATTGCTTCTTCTTCAGTTGCTGCACAGCGTGCAGAAGTCGGAGATAAGGTTGCAGGAACAGGTATTGCTTCAACTGCAAAGATTTCTGCTATCACCACATCTGGTGATACCACGACAATCACTGTAACAGTTGCTAATACTGGCGCAGTTGCTACAAGCACTGTCATTACTGTTACTCCAGTAACCCGTGTATTTGATACTCTCCTCTGCGGACAGCAGGCACTTGCCGAAGCCGTCGCAGAAGAACCACACATCGTTATCGGTAACGTAACCGACAAGTTGATGCGCTTCCGCCCAATGGGTTGGTACGGCGTACTCGGCTTCGCTCGCTATCGTGAAGAAGCGTTGTATCGTATTGAAACAGGTTCTTCAATCGCTGCTAAGTAGTTGATTGACTCTGGGGGATAGGGCAACCTATCCCTTCGGGGTGAGTTAACTAGGAGGACTTATGACTCAATGGCTATTTAAAACACCGACTGTAGAAGAAGGTCCTGCTGGTCAGTCTCGGCTATTTTACTTTTACAAAATAGACCGTGGCATAACCATTGTTAGAGAACTTGATGGTGACTATGCACAGGTACGTTATCTACAAGATGAGGATTATCAGAACTATCCTGAGATTTATCAGGGTGGTTACAATCACACAGTAGATGATGCTACTAAAGCAAGATTAATCGCAGCAAATGTAGGAGTTACGGAGGCTAACTTTACAGCGCTATGAAACATTGGGAACATCATCCAGAGCCTGTGGACGGATGCTTTGGATGCAAGGGACTGTCCATCCAGATGAATGCAGGAGACGCTGATAGTCGCAGAAGTATGCCGAATAAAGCGTTTAATAAAGAATTGGATGCCTACAAAGAGGCAAGAGCCCAGGGTATCCAGCCAAATGGAACTTCTATGACGAAGATTCAAGAGGCAGTTAAGGCTAGCGAGATTATGGGTAGACCATATGATGCAGGCAAAATGCCACCAGCCAAGACAATCAATAATAAATCAGCAGCGGTAATGAAAGAACTAGGAGTATAGATATGCCAATGGTAAGCGGAAAGAAATTCCCATATACAGCCAAGGGTAAGAAGGCAGCCAA